CCGCCTTGTAAGCGGGTTGTCGTAGGTTCAAATCCTACAGGAGGCTCGTGGCACACTTATCAATTAAAGAGTTATCAAAGCGTAGAAACTTTGAAACATTTATGAGTCGCATTGCAATAGGCAATGGGTTTTATGTTCTGAATACAGACATATTAATTAAACTAAACAAATCAATATTAGACAATGTTTCCGATATTGAAGACTTAAATAAATATAAAGTAGGAAGATCAATACAACTGCCTACCGAAACAAATGAATTTATTCCACTGGCTATGATTTATAAAGATTCAGACTTTTCTACTAGAACCCAAGACACTACAGCAAAACAGGATGAGCAAATAGCAAGTGTTGCATATCAAATGGACGGTATCAAAGATAATACTGGTTTAGATTATGTATCTATAGAAATCAATAATAATATTTATAATGTTAAACACATAAAAAGATTAAATGAAAAATCAAAAGCAGATTTTTGTTTTATAGATCTTAACGGAAATGAAGTAGGATTTGTGTCTCATAAAGATGGAAATAGTCCTAAATCTTTTCAGCAATGGTCAGGCACTTCTCATAGATTTCAAGAGGAAGTATTTAACCACAAGGAAACTCAGGACTTTATTAAGACTCTTAAGGATAAGTTTCCTTTAGGTCTACCGCCAGCATCTAGCATTGCTAGAAGAATATCAGATGAAAGATTAAAAAAGATTGCCGTATTTGGCAATGATTTTAGTAAAGATTTTGGAAAGAATAATGTAGAGGCAGTAATGCAGGGTGAACTAAAACTAGGAAAGTATAAGGAACATTATATTTTATTTGGATCTCATTATGTTATTAATAATGGCTCATTGCCAGAATATGGCTATGACCCTGTGTTTATGGCGGTACATAAAAAGGATAGAAAAGACCATTGGCTAGATAATTGTAGACTTACAATCAATCCAATAGGAAGCAGAAAGATCAAACTATTCATATAGTTGATGCTATAATTATGTAAAAGGGGTAATCTTGGCTAAAATTGTTTTTCTTGGTAACTTTAGAGTTGACTATAGTAGTGAGACTCATCATTCAAATACCCTGGAATCTATGGGGCATAAAGTAATAAGAATGCAAGAGTCTGAAGCAAAGAGTGAAGAGATTCTTAAAAATGCCATAGACTCAGATTTATTTATATGGATTCATACACATGGTTGGAGAACCCCTGGAAAGTATGAAATGGGTCAAGTTTTGCGTACCCTAGCAGATTATAATATACCAACAATGACATACCATCTTGATCTTTGGTTTGGCTTACAAAGACAAAAAGATCTAAACAATCATCCAGTTTACAAATATATAAATCATTTTTTTACAGTAGATAAAAAAATGGCGGACTGGTTTAATGAAAAAACAAATGTTAAAGGACACTATATTCCCGCTGGAGTATATGATAAAGAATGTATCATTAAAGAAGTTGAGTTAAAGAATGATGTAATTTTTGTTGGAAGTAAAAAATATCATCCAGAATGGCAGTATAGACCACAGTTAATTGATTGGTTAACAGAAACATATAAAGATAGATTTAGCCACTATGGTAATGGTGGTTTGCCTTCAATACGTGGAACTAAGTTAAACAAATTATATTGGGCTACTAAAATTGTTGTTGGAGATACCCTGTGTATTAACTTTAAATATCCAGACTACTGGTCTGATCGTGTTTACGAAACAATGGGTCGTGGTGGATTTATTATTCACCCATATATTTCTGGCATGGAAAGAGAGTTTGAAGATAAAAAACATTTAGTATTTTATGAGTATGGAAACTTTAACCAACTTAAAGAGTTAATTGATTACTACTTAGAGCATGACGAAGAGCGTGAGGCTATAAGAAAAGCAGGTCATCAATTGGTTAAAAACAAATATACTTATAAAAATAGATGGGCAGCAATATTAAAGGAGTTAGGCATATGATATACACCGTTCCAGGAACAAATCTTATCAAGTTTGATCTAAGAGAAAATTATGAAACAGATGAGATTGTTGTTAGAGAAATATGGAAAGAAAATGTTTATGAGGTAAGAGATACACATGTTAATCGTGGTGGCGTGGTAATTGACATTGGTGCCAATATAGGAACCTTTTCCGTTTATGCCGCTCACTTTGGTGCAACTGTGTATGCCATTGAGCCAGAGCCACATAACCTAGAGGCATTGAAGCGTAACATTGAGATTAACGATATGCAAGATAAAATATATCCATGTCCCTATGCAATTAGTGATTACAAAGGCACTGCTATTATTCATGACAGTGGTGGTGGATCAAGCATAAAAGATGATGGAGTATTTGGCGCAGAGGTAGAAGTTATGCCACTTGACAACTTCTTTGAACTGTATCACATTAATGAAGTTGATGTTCTTAAGATTGATGTTGAAGGTGCAGAGGTAGACATTATTCTTGGTGCGTCAAAAGAAAATTTAGAAAAGTGTAAATATATTACAATGGAGTTTGATATTCGCTCAGGCAGACAGATGGGCGAAATGGTTCAAAAACTTTCTGAGACTCATCATGTTCGTACAATGGGAAGTTGGGAACGTGGCGGTATGATCTGGGCGTGGCTATATTAATGCGTCTTGGCATAATTGCCAGATCAGATAATACTGGGCTGGGTAATCAAACAAAAGAATTAGTAGATATGCTTAAACCTGATAAGGTTATGCTAATAAACTCTCAGCCATTTAATAAAAACAAACAATATCCAGAACGATACGATGGATATAATTGTCAGTATATTAGAGGATTTCCTAAATCACCAGATATGAGATTATTTCTAAAAAATATTGATGTTATTTTAACGTGTGAAACATTTTATGGCAAAGAATTTATTCCTATGGCTAAAAAATTTGGGGTTAAAACATTTTTACAATATAACTATGAATTTTTAGATCACCTTCAAAACCCTAATCTAGACCTTCCAGACGTTCTATTAGCCCCTAGTTTATGGGGTTTTAAGGCTGTTACAGAGGCTTTTGGGGATAGGGCTAGAGTCATTCATTTACCACCCCCAACAAACCCTTCTCTGTTCAACTTGGCTAAGAGTAATAATCTTAAGAAAGATTACAAAAGGCTATTACATGTTGGAGGAAAGGCAGCCCATCTAGATCGTAACGGAACTAATACGATTATTGAAATGTTAAAGTACTCTAAAGCAGATTACGAAATTGTTATAAAGTCTCAGTCTCCACTAAATATTAATACAACAGATAGTAGATTATCTATTGATATTTCTAACCCAGAAGACAGGCAGGATCTATACTCTGGCTTTGATGCTATGGTTTTACCACGACGGTATGCAGGATTATGCCTTCCAATGAATGAAGCATTACTATCTGGACTACCTGTATTTATGACAGATATATCTCCTAATAATAGTATACTGCCAAAGGAATGGTTAGTACCCTCGCAAAAAATAGATGAGTTTAAGGCAAGAACAATGATTGATGTTTATGAAGCAGACGCTCAATTGCTTGCTAAATTAGTTGATGATTATATTGAGAATCCAAATAAAATTCAAGAAAAAAACAAAGCATTTGATATTGGCTACAATAATTTTTCTGTTGATATTTTAAAAGATAAATACCTTGATATATTAAAATAAGGCGAGTCTATTTCTAGACCCGCCCTATTATGACTAACTAAATTACTTAGCAGCCTTCTTCTTTGCCTTTGGCTTTGCAGCCTTAAGAGCCTCTTCAACAGCCTTTGCTGCTGGCAGACGACCAAATGCTGGATCGTTTGGATTGATTGCACGTGTTGCTACTGGGATAAGAGCACCAACAAGTGCTGCCCATAGATCCTTTGGATCTGTTACTCCTGCAACATACAATGCAGATGCTGCACCTACTACTGAACGAGCATAGGATGCAAGCATTGCCTTTAGTTCTTTCTTTGTCATTATGACCTCCTAGGATAGAACTTTTATTAGTATAGCATAACCAGCCCATAGACCAATAATTCCTGCGACTCCCGCAAAAACTGGTGGTGCTGGTACTGGTAGTTTGAATGCAGCAAATACTACGCCACACCCAAAACCTGTTAATGTTGATAACAATATTTCTTTCATTCTTTTTCTCCCCTATTTTTATTTGGATTTTCTGGATGATCTAATGGTGTTGGAGCAGTACAAAATGTTCCACACTCGTTGCACTGAATGTCTAGATGATACATTCCAATCATATAAGTTTCTGGATCAAAAGATACCAAAGCCCTAAAAAGATTTTGACCACAACTAGGACACTCGCATGTAGGGATACCCCTAGCGTCTATCATCAGTTTCCTCTGGTAAAAGTTCCTTTAGTTTTTTATATTCAGAAGATATCTTTTCCATAGTTTCATAATGAGGATGACCCTGACTTAATATTCCATATGAATCAAAATAAGCAAACTCTTTGTCTGCAATATCAATAAAGTTTTTTAAACCTTTTTGAACTTTGTCAATATAATCAAAAGCCCAGTCACGAGAGTCTGAAAGAAACTTAATAAAGTTTTCTTTATGTATGTCTTGATCCTGAGGAGATGCAAGAAAAGATTCTTTAGTTTGTGCGTCCTCTAGTATCATGTTGTAAGCAACCAGTAGTTTAGAAAAACCTTCACTAACAGAGTTAAGCCTTCTTACCACTGCAACATAAGCAATCATAAAAGATAAAGATATAATACTGAGAACCACTAAGGCTATTTCCATTTTAATTCCTTTGTCCAAATACTATTGTATCACCAGAGTGGTTATACATTTTTTTAAAATCAATTCCTGTCATTTTTTCATAAGCCTTTAAATGTCTGTATGATCCTACACCAAATATTCCTTCTTCAATGCCACATAAAACTCTTCGTTGTTTAGCCCTAGAAATATCTTCTATTTCTTTCCAAGATACCTTGCGGACATTACGATCTTTCCATATTTTGCTATAACCTTCTCTAGTATAAAAATGATATACAAGAATAATACATGGAGAGTATATGTCCCAGCCTCTTGTCCATGCTCTTACTGCAAAACATAACTCTTCACCAAAAAAACTAATTTCTGGGTCATACGGAACTTCTTCAACTATGCTCCCAATGGTAAATAAAAACCCAGCCAGTATTGTTGTTGACTGCTCAGGCATAGACATTTTTTGATCAGAAAATTCTATTCTTTCTGCTGTCCATTCATTTCGTTTTGTGAGTTTTGGTTTTTGTTTTGTTGGATACGGTAATTGAGTTTTAGAATTTTTGACTATACTAATAGTTTTGTTTTGCTCTACATAAAATGGCGGTGGAAAGTAAGACAATATAATTTTATTATTCTTTGCAATATTTTGAGCCTTTTTTAATTGATCAATTGCTTTAATATCCCAGTGTTTTTCAAACATAGTATGCGAATCAATTTGTAAATAATAGTCTTGATTATTAAATGCCTTCATTGCTTGTGCTCTAGCAAATCCTGCACCTCTAGCATCCCTTGGATGCATTTTTACTAATGTCATTTGTGGAACCCAAGATAGGTCTGGCTCAAACTTAGGAAACTCCTGAAGAACAACAGAGAAGTATAGTTCTTCTGGATATGCAGCATTATCAATAGCAGACTTGATAGTTCTAACTAATTCAGGATCTCTATAACTTGCTATTGATATAAATATACTCATTGTTCGTGTGTCACCCAATAATATTGGCACGGAGTTTTACGATCTGGACAGCATGGAATATTGAATGGACTGTTAGTAGAACTTTGATATCTAACGTAGTACAAAGGATCTTTTCTAAACAAGTTAAACTTATGCGTAGTCATTACACGCATCAGTTTTATATCATCAAACATCCATGTTGGTGCGCTGTAGTTCCACGTGTCTCCTACTTTATTGGCTAGCGCAGCAATATTTTTTTCATTGCCTTCAGTATTAATACCACGTAGTTTAGCCTCTTTGATCATCTCATAAATATAGTTTAGTAGGCTACCCTCATGACCTTTCCACATAAGAACCGCTGGATGGTTGCGCCATCCGCCAGTCTTAGACATACCAGAGTTTACATTAAGAATTTGATAACCTTCAAGTATTTGTTTGTTTAATCTTTTATTGTCCAAAGCCTCAGCACATTCTTTAAATGTGGAATGAGGTAAGAATGTTTGCATTACTTAAGTGGCTCCCTTGTAACTAGCACGATTGCACCCTCCATCTCTAAAGCCTTCTTAACCATAGATACATACTTAACTGCATCTAACTTTTCATCATGAGTCATTCCCATGAATGATCTCTCATCTAATTTTATAGTAAGAAAGGTATCGTTGTCAATAAGACTTACCCCAAAGTTTTTAGGAGCGGGTACGGAATGAAATGCCATACGCATTTTATCTGTATACATTATTGCTCCATAGTCAAGGCTTGCCAAGTATAAGACCAATCTTTCTTAGTCTTATGATTATTAAACTCTTTAGATACTTCTCCACCTTCTAGGTAGATACCGCCCCAAACACCCCACTCTTTTCCAGATACACCAACCGCAAAGCATGTTTTTGCAACAGGACATGTTCTACAAAGTGCGTCTATAAATTCTCTTGTTTCAGGTTTATCCTCATAAATATCAAAAAATACATTTGTATCAGATCCTAAACAAAGAGCATCGTCTTTCCATAGATGCTGTTTCATGGTTATCCCTTATACTTATTCGGAATATCCCATCCATTTCGTGTAACTGAATAAATGCGCTGTACATACCAGACTCCATTAACCCTTACACCATTGACGGCAGTACGACCAGACTCAGACTTTTTTCTATCTACTACGTCCCAGCCAATCCAAGAAAGATTATTATTACGAGCAACAATCTTTTCCATCTTTTCTAAATTTGTTACAATCATTTTTTCTCCTAATACCTAAAGATTCCGACTTCAATGTTTTGTAGTTCAGCCTCTGCAACTAATTTAGACACAGGCTGCTTTGGCTTACTCAAGAATGCAAAATAGTTTATATATTCCATATTTTCATAGACCCACTGAATTGGAACTTTATAGTGCCTAATTTTCATTCCTCTAGCCTTCATACCACGTTCAGAAAGATTACAAAATTCTGACACCATAGAATTTATTTTTGCTGGTCCTGCTGAATAGACGTAAAACTCTTTATCGCCTTCTTTCATACTTGACAAAGCAACTCCCATGGCACGGACGAATACACTGTAGTCATTGAAATCATTCGTTCCCTGAACTACTACTATCATCTCTCCTCTTTCCTTTACCTAAATTATCCAGGATAAACAGCATTTTGTCAATATCCTTTTTGGACATATCTGTAGTATCTACTGGTCTTACAGTCTCTGGAATCACATTTCCATTTTCTGTTTCGGCGGTATAAAAAATATTTTGTTTTACCCAATATGCTTTATTGTCTATAACAATAATCTTAACCATATGTTCTTCAACATGCTTCATAGCCTGAGAAATACGTTCTGGTTTTTGATATATGTTTTTGGGCATAAAATGTTTTGTTCTTTCATGTATAGATGTTTGGCTATACCTGATCTTTCCAAAACTTTTTATATTTTTTTTTACACTAAATCTAATTATAGCCATAGACAACACAAAAGTCAAGCCCAAGGCTATAATGTATTCCACTTTATTTCCTACTATTCAGATTTTGTTTTTGTTGTTTTAATAGCAGGTGTTGGTTCAGTTTTTTGTGTCATAAATTTGTTTAACTTTAACTGTACCTGCAACAATTGAAACTCCACATCAGATGATTTCTGACGATAAAAGTTTACTAGTTGCTTTAATTCTTCTACCCCAAGATCTTCCATGACTTACCCCCTTTTTGGATTAAATGCGCTACCTTCCCAGACTTTCTGAGACTTTTTCTTTTCACGTTCTACAATTGCACGGGACCAGGAGAATCCTGCATCTCCACCCCAAGCATCCCACATAATTCTTCCATTAGATGGGTTACTAGTATTATAGAAGTCTTTACCTTTTTTGTCAACTTCATGGCGAGAAAAGAAAGAATACATACGCTTTACTGTATCAAGAGATAGTCCACGACCAGCAACAATATCTGTTGCACGACCCCATCCTACTGGAGTTCCTGCACCTTTTGCTTTGCCCTCTTCTTTCCATTTAAGAGCACGACGTGCTGCTGCTTTCATACCAGAAGTTGGAGTATATGTATCTGCTTTGTGAATATCTGAAGGCTGAACAATTTTAACTTTATTTTCCATTTTTCTTTTCTCCATATTTTCCAAGAACTGCTTTTACTGATCCATCTTTACGAAGTCTAACAATCATTCCGTCTTTAATTTGAACAGAATTAAAACCATCATGTCTTTTATACTTGCCAGATGACATTACTTTACAAATGGATTTAGATCAAAGATTGATCCAGACCATTCTCCCATGCCTTTTGTTGCCTTATTGCGCCAGTCTTCTGGAAGCATATCCATTGCATTAAGTGCACGAGCACGGCGAACAATGTGTGCTCTTGCAGCACCATAATCTTTTGCACGACCAACTGAACGAATAGCATTCATTAGATCTGCACGATTAGCAATAGGGAAAGATCCATCTGGCATTGCTGTTCCCGCACCAGCCATTCTCTCACGTGCACCTGCTGAATAATCTCTCTTATCCATATCTACTCCTTTGTATGTGCCACCACGACGCTTGTACTCTTGTACTACCCAACCATTGGCGACTGCTGAAGGGTAAACATCAAACTTATCTTTTGCTGCTTGTACAACTGCAGCATATAATCTTGGGTTAGCAGGTGTTGATCCACCACGACGTGGCTTAATCATATCACCGTAATTAGGTTTAGCAGCCATTTCTATTTCCGCACTGTCCTCTCTATCTAGTTGTGCATCTTCGTAAGGGGCATTTGCCATTCTTGTCTTTGACATATTTGAACAACATGTATTTTTCATACCACCAGCAAGACAAACTGGGCATTGATCACAACTAACATTTAATTCTTTGCATGTTGGACAACCACAACCTTCATATTCTTTGTCCATTTCTTCATCGTCTTCTTCATCATCTTCCATGTCGTAGGATCCATTATCCATAGACTTGTCCATACCCTCGTTTGCTTCAAGAGATGGCATTGGCATTACTTCAGATGCTTTGTGCCCCATAAAATATTCTGTTTCTTCTAAGCCACCCTCTTCCATTTCAAAGAGTTGCATTAATATTGCTGGATCTTCTGCAGATGCTACTAAAGCATATTCTGATCCTGGAAATCCAAGCATTCCTTCTGTCATTACATGAACAACACGACCAACATGAATTTCGTCATCGTGTCCTGCCATAACCATGTCGCCTTCTTTGACCATAGACTTTCCTATCTTTCCTTCAGAGCGATTGATCGCATAAATTTGCCCTGCTGCTTGTGTTCTTGTTTGATGGCAGCCCATTACTGTGCCGTCTTCTTTTACGGCTGGGTAGCCTGAACAACCGTACGAACCCTTAGCACCTACACGATATGGCATACATAGATTATATCAGAAGTTTCGCCTCTTCATTAGGCGCTTCATTTCATTCAAAGCCCATAGGTTATTTTCAGACAATTTAGATATTTCAGCCTCATCAAAGGCTTTTTCTGTAAGGGTAACTATTGGCTCATCAGACATAAGATCTATATTTACAAAGCCCTTTTCCCACATAAGCATAAGTTCAGAGTTGACGTGGTTCATATGAGCCTTATACAGTTCTGGCATCAACTCTTTTATTTTAGGGGTAAAGGAATAAAGCAGTTCCCCAGTCTTAGAATCTACGCCAGATACCTCTAGCCCTTTGTTTAAAATTAAATACTCTACTGCATTTTGATCGTCTGGTATCATATTTTTTCCGTCAGGATTGAATATCCTCTTGAATAGTTTCTTCATAGTTAATAAGTTCCTCTAGTTGCTCTCTTGTTTGTAAACCAATAACCCTTTTCTTTTCTACCCCGCCATCAAATAAAATAAAAGTAGGAACAGACTGAATGTTAAAATTCTTAACTAGATCAGAGTTGTCATCAACATCGACTATTTGAAATCCAGCAGTGATTTGCTCACGATTTAATTCTTCAACAATTGGACGAGTTTTCTTGCAAGGCTGGCACCAGTCAGCCGTAAAATAATAAATTGTTTTCATTCTAATTGTGACTTCCTATCAACCTATTTTCATTAAGGCGATCACGCTCATCAACTACCTCAAGCATAAAAGCCATCATCTTTGTATAAGCATCTGGATTATTCATAATCTTATCGTAGTGGTGACCACAGAAAAGCAGGTCCCCAGTAGAGCCTTTAACCTGTACATAGGCTTGCGCTCCGCAACTATCACAACGATCAATAGCCTTAAGAGTGTATTCTTTAGGCTGAACACTTGGATGTTCTTTCACTACATTAGTCATAATACTATTATATCTCTACTTTCTATTATCTGTTGAATAGAAACCTGAACCGCTAAAAATTACACCAACAGATCCCCATTGTCTTGTCATAATTTCTCCACAACAAGATGGCTCTCTGTCTTCTCCAAATCCCCTCTCAAACTCTATTTGAGAAGAGCATTTACTGCACTTATAATCATACTTTGGCATAACTAAAGTATACCTTATGCGCTTTGCATTGTCAATCTAGCATATGTGCGAATTCTATGACAATTTGCACAAACAACTTCACACTTCTGTATTTCTTTCATAATTGCTTTCCATGAAAAACCATCGTGAATCATTCTAGAAACATTGTATTTCTTATCTCTAACATGATCAAAATCAAGTACTATGTGATTGTTTTCTCCGCAGTCGACGCACCCGCTGGCTTGCTTTATTTCTACCAGCCGTTTTTTATACTGCTGCTTCGTTTTATGTGCTAATTCTTTTTCAGTCATAGCACACTCATTATATCAAAATATAAAAGCCCCACACAGGGAAATCCAGGCACGAACGCCACGGAATATAAAGTAGGTAACTAATCCACCCTAAGATCCTGTGTGGGGTTCTACTATTTTATCTTACTTTTTAGCAACTTTGATAGCAATTTCCTTTGGCTTTTTTTCCTCTGGAATAATGCGATCAATGTCAACATGAAGCATTCCGTCTTTCATTTCAGCGCCAGTTACTTCCATATATTCACCAAGAGCAAATGTGCGTGTAAACTTTCTACCAGCAATTCCCTTGTGAACTACTTCAGCATCTAATACTTCAGTGATTTCTCCTTTGATAATCAATGTTCCGTTATCTACGGATACACTAATATCATCTTTAGAGAATCCAGCGACTGCTAAAGACAGTTTATATGTGTCTTCATCCAACTTAAGTAGATCATAAGGTGGATAGGATTGACGTGTTGCTGTATTGTGTACATGATTTAAACGGTTCAATTCACGATTGAAACCAATAAAAAAAGGATCCTTAAAAAGATCCAGGGTATACGAACTTACCATTTTTTTCTCCTTTTCAGCGAGTAAGTAGTGCACCCCCATTTGGCAGGTGCACCACCTATTATATCACTACTTAACTGATACTACAAGTTCTTTAGATAAAGACTTTATATAATCATAGGTTGCTTGATATGAACCCTGATAGTTCTTTGCCCAAAAGGCTGCAAAAGCAACGGTAGCAGGAGATGTTCCCATAATCCTCTTACCATTTAATTCATATGTTCCGAGAGCATAAAAATCTAACTCTGAAGCACTATTGCTATAGAGTTCAATATTTCCTCGTTCTCCAACTGCACCAACTGAGACTGCCTCAGAAATACAAGATGGGTAATCAACACGAGTCTTGTCGTATCTATTGCCAGCAGCAAATGCTGTGGCTACCCCCATACCCTGCAAAGAAATAATTGTGTTACGAAGATTTTGATTTACTGGACAATAATGACCTTTTCTTGCAAATCTATTTGATCCAAAAGAAACAGATGTTGCAACAATATTAAATTTAGTTTTATTTGAAACAACCCACTTTAATGCTTCATTAATAGTATTGTCAGTATAAATTCCAAGAGTTCCGCTATTTGTCATTGGAACAATACGAATAAACACAATATTAACATCAGGTCCAATAAATTTAGCAACTGAAGACATTTGTGTACCGTGATCAAACATGTTCTTATATAGTTGGCTTGCTGGAAGCGTTGCTGCCCCAGGACCTTCCATGAATGCTTGTTTATTTGGACAACGTTTTTCTTCCATTAAGCACACTTCATGAATTACATTGACAACAGAAGTGTCAATTGCTGTATCAATAATTGCTATTGATGGCTTTTCATTTGCTGATACCGCTGGCAAAAATGCAGCAGTAAATAGAACTACTAGTAACCCCACTACCTTTTTCATTATTCTCCTTTAGATAAATATTCTAATTACGTGTTCGCATGGGTCGCCTCCTGCTTCCCATTCTTCCAACTCTTCTTCACTCATATATTGCATACCACCGTCATGCGTGTGGCAATATGGATCACTAATCCAACCTTTTTCAATACCGTTGGACAACCAAATACCGAACTCCTGTTCTTCTGGAGACAAGTCTTCCTCATTGATATGATTCATATATATATTGTATCCCTACTTGCTTAAAAAGTCAATTGGGTATAAACAATGTGGACTATATAAAATTGCAGCATCTAGTGCTTGTGTCAACCTACGCTTTGGATCTTTATAATTTTGGGTGGCATGTAAAGAACCCATTGCGTAGGCTGAACCTGAGCCTATGGCAGCAAAATTTGTGTCATAGGATATCATTGTTAAATTAACAGACTCATGCTCAAACATTCTGCCTTTAACACATATTAGTAAAGTTAGTTCTGAATCTTTTTCTGCTGGCATACCCCATTTATCATAAAATTGTTTAATGGATTCTAAAAATTTGCCACGCATAAACTTATCCACATTGCCTTCAACAATTGGTGGTTTAAAATTATTTTGAATTATTTGACCTTCAAGTGTTCCACAGTATCCAAATAGATAGTCTCCAGATTTCCAAATTTTTGGTGTATCTGATTTCATCTGTTGAGAATCGTCTACAATGGCTCTTTCTCCTGCCATGTAGCATTTTCCATCTTTAACTACTGCTGCTATACAAGTCATGCCTACCCCTAAGTCAATGTCTTTCTAGTATACCAGGAAGATTTTAATAGGTCAAATATGATATTATTTTACGTTTTGACCACAGGTTGGGCAGGTCTTAGGGGCAGAAACAGCCTCAGTAGGGCTAGAATCAGCCTTTGCAGCGCCTTTAAACTTAGGTCTGCCAAAACCTACAATAGATACCTGTACGCCCTTTTTATTCTTTTTATAGGCACGAAGTTTCTTTACGACTTCCCCGCCATTACGCTGAGATTTCTTTGGGTCGCCTGATGTATTTCCTTCAATGCACCATACAGTTCCATCTTCGTTATCTTTGATGACAATGCCGACGTGTGAAATTCTATCAACACCGTCTCCAGGAAAATCGAAATACGCAATATCTCCAGGTTCTGGATCGCATATTTGTGCATCATACCAACGACCAGACTTTTTAAAAGCAGCAGCACCACCAGGAGTGTAAACAGTATTTGGGACTTTAACGCCTGCTTTATCTGCACACCACATCACAAAACTTCCACACCAAGGCTGGAAGTTTGCCTTGGTGAATGCTCCATACTTAGTTTCGTTATCTTTTGGACCTTCTATATACCCAATTTCTTCCTTGGCTATTTCAATTAATTTTGCTGCTGTTCCCATTTCTGCCATGATTAATCCTTATCCCAATCTTCATCAATTTCTTGTTCTTCTGGCATTTGTGAATTATCTTTGCCAGCAGGAGCCTCTTCCGTCATTGTGCTATGTGGTAGTGCTCTATTTTCACCTAAATCTTCTGGCTCTTCTGTAGAATTATTCTCCATTGCCTCTTTCATTTCCTGTGCCCCGCTCTTTCCAATTAACAAACCTGCGAGGGTACCAGTAATAAATGTAGCAACACTACCAAGCACATTAAAGAACATCTTGTCATTTTCAGATTGTGCATTTACTGGCTGTGTTACAAATATAAGAGCATAAAGAATGCCCAATGTTGTTGATAGGAGAATAACTCCTAGCATAATTCCTAGTGCAAATTTTAATCTAGCATCTAGTTCTGCTGATGTATATCTATTCTTGCTCATTTGGTACTTCCTCCACTGTGCTCTCAGTACTTCCATTAAATATATCTGATCCTACTAAATCTTCTGGACATGCGCCGTTTGTTGTACAAATAGGTGGCTTGCATTCTGCCTTTTCCCAGTTTGCTGGATCTTGGCATGGATAACGATAGTGCCCATCATAACTGCATCCAGTTAGTGTTAAACCAAGTAGGGCTATTGCGATTATCCTTAGCATACCTACCATTATAGCATTAATCTTCTTTACGAAGCGGGATAGTGGCTAGCCAGATAACGAGGGCAATTACTGTAAAAATACCAGTAATTTGCTGTGCCGTGCCTGTCATCGTTAGCCATGCAATAAAAAATCCAAGGAGGGTAAAAATCTGAGCAATGCTCTCTTTTACTACTTCCCAGGCATAATTAAGTATTGCTTTTGCTATCTTCATTATTTCCTCCTAGTCATGGATGCTGAAACAAGATTTGATGCAATAATCACAGATACTACAATTTCTTGTACTTTTTCTCTTTGATCATCTGTCATATCTTTACCCCACTCAGTTGGACTTGTTAGAACTTCCATATCTATCTCTGTAAAAATTGCTGTGATTGTTCCTACTGGATCTTCTAGTATTTGTTCTGCCTGTACTTCAGTTATAGCGTCTGCTACTGTGTATGGCATAGGAGCGTCTGCATTTTCTTCTGCTCTTTCTGTAAACTCTTCAACTGCTTGTTTAATAGTTTCATTAGTACCAATTAATTGTGCTAGTAGTTTTGCATCATTTGCACTAATTAAATTATTTAACTTTTTTAATTCTTCTTCAGATATGCTATTATCAGTAGATGGATTTGATGGCTGTACATCAACAGGTTGCTCAGGTTGAACTTCTTCAGGTTGATTTGTATCCTCTGGTTGAGGTGAAGCATCTTCTGAAGGCTCTGGAGAAGGATCCGTCTCTTCGTTCTCCTCATTTGTGGTATCAGAACTTGGAGAAGGATTGGGATCTTCTGGTTCAATTTGCTCTTCTTCATCAGGGAACCTAGGATCTTCTGGAGTAATTATTTCTGGTTCTACTTCAATATCTGAATCTGGTAAGTCTGGTTCTTGTGTAGGCTCTGGTGTAGGTTCTGGGCTAGGTTCTTCAGCATCTTCACCATTTATATTAGCAATAAGATAATTAAGATTAGCAATATCGTTTGCTAAAGTTATTGCTTCTACTATTGCTGCTTGCTGTTCTTCTACTGTCATTGGCTCTTCTGTTGGTCCCGTAATTGGTCCAGAAATTGGTTCTGATGGCAAAGATATAGATGATCCTGGTTGTATTTGTGTTGCCCCCCATTGTTCTAGTGTAACAATTTGTCCACTATGAAGTCTTACACCTGTTCTAAGATTTTGATACTCAGGACCTTGATAACTATATGCCACAGAAATGCCACCAGTATTAGTTATTGCAACAATAATATTTATATTGCTTGGAGTTGGAGCATCCCATTGTCCGAATGGTATAACTTCAAGATCTAACTGAAAACCACCCTCAGAATAAGATATATTTAATGTATCTTGTGCAGTACCATATCCAGAAACCCAATCCATTGAATATAAGGAAATTGATGGGGTAGATGGATAGGTATGAAATGTACCGTCAGGTTGTCCAAATGTAATTACTGAGTTAGTTGTAGCATATACATTTTCATATGTTACCCCGTCAAATACTATATTAGTTGCTATAGGTATTTGATATGAGGTATCATCTCCACCACAGGTATCCATAGTATGTACTGTTGGAGTTAAATCACCGTTATAGGCGTTTGCTATAGTTTGTGACTGTATGTAGTTAACACACTGAGCATAGGCATTGTTTGGAAACCCAAACATACCTGCAAATATAACTCCCACCACTGCAATTATGCGTAGGAATTTATTTATGTTATGCTCCTTATTTAATTGTTTAGACAAACATATTATATCATTATAAAAGAAAAAGGCGCAGATTTCTCTGCGCCCTAATCTTTAATTTGTTAATTACTTAACAAGTTTAACTTTTGCCTTTGGATTCTTTGTATTCCACTTCTTAGCAAGTGAATTAAATGCATCCTTTAGCGACTTCATGGCAACATCATTGTCTGCCTTTGCCTTAGCAAGTGCAGCAGCATGTGCAGCAGCAGCATCAGCCATTGCCTTGTCAGAAGCAGCCTTAGCAGTTACTGCCTCAGCCTTCAACTTAGCAATTTCTGCGTTAGCAGTTACAAGATCTGCAGCAGCCTTTAGGGCAGCAGCATCAGCAATAGCCTTTGCATCGGCAAGAGCCTTTGCAGAAGCAGCCTTTTCAGCAGCCAAAGAAGCAGCAAGATCAACAACAGAAACAATTGCAGATGCAGACGTTACTGCAGTAGCAAGTGTTGGAACTGCTGTTGGAGCAGTAATAGAAGCACCAATTGCAGCAGATCCGCCAGTTGCTGGAAGTGTGATCTTTGATGTAAAAAGACCAGTTGTGACTGTAGAAGTTTCTACAGCACCAGCAGTTGCATTAATTGCTGTAAATGTTGGAGCAGTTGCCTTTGGGTTACCAAAAATATCTGTAACAGTAGCAGAAGCAGTTACGACTCCACCAATGTTTCCTGAAGAAGGAACAGATAGCGCAACATTAAATGCTGGACCAGCAATACCCTTTACATAAAGGGTTGTACTTGCACCAAGAACAGAAACTGTAACAGCAGATGCAGTTGTGCTTGTTGTATATAGATATGCAATAGCCTCAGTTCCTGCTGGAGTTACTGTCAATGATGTTACTCCAGAAGCCGTTGTTGGCGCTGGTGTAAGAGTTGTAAGCAACTTTGAACTTCCAGTTACAGCAAATGTTACTGGAGTTCCAGATGGAACAGTTGCAGTAAGAGTTAGGACCTCTGATGTTGATGTAGCAGTATCGCTAATAACATTATCAAAAGGAACATTAACTGTAAGTGGCGCAGTAGCAGATCCAGTGTCAGCAGCAACGGCTTTTGTTGTTACTGCGACTGAAACTGTGTTGGCACTTGCAGGTGTTGCAACAATTGTGCCCAAAGTCATGGCTGCAACCAGACCAAGAGCGATCTTCTTAAATGAATTCATTTTTCTCCTCTATAATTCATTGTATTTATATTAGTTTGTACTCGTTAAGGAAATCTTGAACATCGTCAGGAATTTCCCTAGTATCCAATTCTACCATAGCCCTTTGCTTTTCTGCAAGTCGGGTGGCAGAACTCCAAGTATGAACGTCAATCTCTAGATTAGAGTCCCTACTTGTATGGGATATTGCTCCAAATACCGCCCCACAAACGGCATCTGCCAAGTCCTTAGATTTCTTGCGTGGATGATCTACACGATTATTTTTCATAATCTTAAGTTCACTCATTTCCTCAAGAAGCAAAGGAATCATTGGCATTGCGATTCTCTCTTCATAAATCATCATAGCCAAATCCTCATAATGTTTCTTGGCTACTGAAACGGTATCAGTTCTCATCCCTACCGCCTTTAATTCCTGTTGAATATCAAAGGATTGCCAGCGGTCAAATGTAACCATACCAATATTAAAACCTTCTCTACGAAGATTTATAATCCACTTTTTTACCTCAGAGAGATCAACTGGTCCCTCTACTTTAGGCTCCCACCATGCAACAGCATCAACAACAACAATAGGTGCAACCTGTTGGTAATCTTTAATTACCTGAATGTTTACCCACCGTTCAACATGTGCAATTGCAACTGCACATTTATCGTGCCTTTGTGCAAGGTCAGCATGAACATAATATACTTTATCAGGGTCTGGCTTAAATGTCAAATCAATTCTTCTATGGCTATCAATAGGATTTCTGAGTGTCATACATTTTTCTAACTTTTCTTTTTGTTTAAAGAAAGCATCAGATGAATATGTAGGGGTACATAGAAAGCGCATCATTGCATCTCCTAAATCTGTTAAAAATGCAATTTTAAAATCATCAATTTTTCTAGTTGGGTTTACTTCCCATGTAGGTCTTTTTAGTGCAAACATTCTAGGGTATTTATAAGACAAAATATGATCTTCTTCCCAGACTATTTCAAACTCATTATCTGGTCCTTCTGGCAACTCTTCATTAATAATAAACTTATGTCTACGCTCTATAACTTCTTTGTCCATGATTACTTCATCATACCGTTTTGAAATGAAGTCGCCATTGTAACGTGGGAATGAAAGAAGAACTACCTTACCTAAGTCAGGGAAACGAGAGTCTACTGTTCCTCTAAATGCCTTATATATATTGTCAGCAGTTTTACCTTGATCATTTCCTG